ATATCCAGCCCATTAGTAATAATTGCTATTGTATTCGGCGGCAGCACAAGCACGCTAATAAAAAACACCAGCAATGGTGCAACCGCAATCCAACTCTTAGGACTTCTTAGCCCTCGAAGAAGTCTTTGCATTAGTTCGCTCCTTGATGTCTTTCACATACAGTTCGCCGACTGCAATGAACGCATCCGCAGTCTTTCGCATACTTCTTGCCGTTTTCAGCGCCTCAAAAAACGCCTCATCGACTTTGCCTTTATCGAAAACAATATTCTCTTCTTCAGCCTCAATTTGTTCTGAACTTTCCGGCGCGAGGTAATCCAAAATCCTTTTAATCAAACTCATTACGATCTCCTTTGGAGTATCGCCGTGTCGATTACTTCTTTCAGTTGCCGCATTGCATCAGCAGTTGATTGCTGTGCTGCTGCCGCAGCATTCAGCGCTGCCCATGCCTTATCCGTATCCGCCCGCGAGTCTGTCAGACGATCTTTTGAAACCTGCCGATTTTCTTTATACAACTGCCATGCAAACCATCCCAACACTACAAGCACGACGCCCGGCAGGCCGAGCTTTAGAAGTTCTTGCACAATTCCAGGGTCTTCCATTTCATTTCGCCCCGAGGGATTTCAGCCGTTTAATTTCTTCGTTCGTCGCAGCGCGCTGTGCGTCACATGCTGCGAGTTTAGCTTCGCTCGTCCGCCGACGCTTGTCCAAGTCCGCAATTGTAGCGAGGCTGCCACTTGGCTTTGCGCAGGGCGGCATTTCATGGGGCGTGAGTACTCGCAGCTCCGTTCTCACACTTTTGGTGCTCCCACAAGCACCTAAGCCGATCAGGCACAGGAGTAGCAAGGAACTTTTTAATATCCGAGTCGCTATTCGCGAGTTGCGTGATTGCCTCATCTTCTTGCTCCTGCTTTGCGGTAAGAGCCGCAAGCTGATTACTCAGTTCAATTGCCACTTGGCTGCCAATCTCTGTTGCCTTGGTCAGCGTCGTGATTGTTTCTTGGTTCTTCCGATTTGCTTCTTGCTCAGCCCCGAGCCGCAATTCGGCATTTTGCTTTGCCTGATGCTCGATATATCCCCAGCCTCCAACTAGGACCGTTGCCAATCCCAAGCCGCCAATTGCGTACAGCGAAAATGGTATCATTTGATCAACCTCTTCGCTCGATCAAGATACATCTCTCGATCCGCCAGTCCATTATACCCGCCATTGATTCGCTTCGTGATTGTGCGAATGTCATCCACGTCAGCGAACCTATTCAGATCATGCTTCGCCCAGTAAATGCAAGCCGACCACGTTGCATAGCGAGGAGTTGCCAGCAACGCCGGGTCGGCAATTGCATCAATTCCAAGCTCTCGCTCGATCGTCTCGTAGTTTGCCCGCCCGGTGATTTGGAAAATGCCTCGGCCTTTAAACCGCCTCCCATCACCGGGCTGCGTATTGCCCAGATCACGCCGCCCTTCATACGCTTGTCCACTCGCGTATTCTTCCAGCGTATGTAATCCATCCGTCTCTTCAAGTCCTTGCGCGAGAAAGTGACAAACTCGTAATCTCGAGTCGATCTCATACTTCGGCAAGAACTCATTCATAGCATCTGCCAAGTCTGGCAGAAACTCTTTCTTCTCCTTCGTGCTGAGACTGGCAAGAAGGTCTTCTGTGATCTGGATCATACGAATTAGTCCCGATCAGTCCAGCCACGCGCGGCCCAGAAGTCGCGAATGAACTTGGGCTCTGGCAAGAGCACCCAACCGGCAAGAAGGCCGCCAGCAGCGCAGATAGCTCCGAAGATAAGGGTTGACATAGGCGTGGTTCCTTTCGTTTCCAATAGGGTTGAATACGCCGCACCATTGCGGCGATTTGCCTATTGGCGGTAGATGGATGGCCCGAAACGCAATCGCCCGTCCTGACGCATCCTAATAAATCGTGGGCCAAGTGTCATGTTGGGCTCGCAACAGTTGCCCAATAATTAACTCCATCACTCACAATTTCACAACTCTTGCCAGTAGTTAGCACAAGCGTCGCAGCCCCATTAATCTGTGAAATAGCTGGCGTGATCGTGACCGTGCCCGCTCCTTGATTGCGAAGCTGTGTTGACCAGCCTGCCACAAACATCGAGCCAATGCCGGCTTGTGCAATGCTCACAGCCGTTGCGCCTGCATTGTTCACAACAGTTAAATTTCCTCGATTTGCATCGAGTATAACATAGGGCGAAGTCGTGACCACGTTCACGAGCACTTGCGAGAAGGTATCGATGAAATTCCCCAGCAACTGCCGCACATCTGCCGCCGTGATCTGGTTGTCCTCGTTCGTCGCAAGGAGCGTGTTCATTTGGTCGAACAATTCAAGCGGCGTCATCTTCATGTGTCACCCAAAGATAAAAGTCTGAACACGCACAATTGCAGCCACGACACTCGGCGGAACACGGCTCGTCCAAGTCAAGAGCGCGCTCTGCTTTGCGCGAGGTGCTGGCATTTGCATCATGACGCGCCCAGGTGGTAAGCTTTGTGGCGTGGCCTGCAACGCAACGCTATGCGTCCAGCCGAGCGCGGCATTACGGCGTGGCTGCGGCAGTTGCCAAATCTGCGGCACACTCGGCGAGACGGGCGGGATAGGAGCGTTGATCCAGCCAATTTGGACTGCGCGCTTTGCATATGGTTGCGGCCATATGTACGGCACGACTGGAGTTTGCACAACCTCCGGCGGAACAGTCGTAGAAACCCATCCGAGTGCAACTTGACGTGGGCGAGGCGGAAGCGGCCAGTTAGTAGGAAATGGTGGAGGAGCAGCTTGTTCCGGCGGCACAACCGTGAAGATGTGCCCAAGTGCGGGAGGCTTCACGCGAACAGGCTGTGGCCAAAGCACAGTCGGAGGTGGCGGAGCAGCAGCCGGCGGTGGGATAGTGGTAAATATCCAGCCAAGAGCGGGTGGCCTTGTCCGAACTGGCTGTGGCCAGATATATGGCCTGGGTGGAGGAATTTCGAGCGGAAAACGGCTTGTCCATGTCATCGACTCGGTGCGGAGTCGAATGGGTTTTGGAATGGGCCACGAGTATGCGCGATTGGCAGGAATTGGCGCTTCTGGAAGTGGGACGAATGTGCTCGTCCAGCCAACTGCAACTTTTACTTTCTTATAGGGAACAGCCCAAATAGTTACTCTTGGAGGATCTTGATCGGCTCCTCCAAGAGCATTTCCTCCAATTGGCCTATTACCAAGCATTACGCCTGTCTCAACATTTCAACGGTATAGCTTTCCAGCGTAATCGTTTCGCCAGTGTTCGCCAGTAGTCCACTTATAACAACATCCTTGCTCACAGTCGTGTCTTGAGTGCCTGTTGTAACAGCAGCAGTCGTGGCGGCAAAACCTGGCTGGCCTTGCGCAAAGGCAACCTGTGAGTTTGTTGCATTTCTATTTGCAAATTCCTTGGTACAGAACAGTGTCGCATTCGTCGTTTGAGTGTTGGTTAAGAATATATCTCCAGCAATTCCACCAAATCGAATTCGCATGATTTTGCTGTTTGCGCTATTCGTAAAGCTAAACAACGCAAAAATACGAATTCGCCCATTTGCCCCCAAAGAACTCGCAGGAACCGTTACCGTTGCTAGAGCAGTTTCAGTAAGCGTTCCTGTTACACTGGACGCAGCCGCGGACGCTCCAAGCATACGATACGAGCTTTGAATATCATCAGCCGAAGCGTCGATGTAAACTAACGCATTTCCGCTAAGGCTGATTTTTGCCCCGCCATTTGTGGAGTTCAAAACCGTATCGCGAGAGAGAGTTGCTCCTGCGCTGGTGTATGTGCCTACTCCGATTTCGCGATTTGCCCCGTCCTCAATCACATATGTAACAACGTCTTGATCTAAAACTCCAGCGGAAGCAAAGCTCAAATAACTCGGAAGCGCGACTCCAAGCGTAATTGTGCCTGTGCCAGTCGTGGCAGTTGTCATTCTTGCGATATTATAGAGCCTTGCTAACACTGGAACCTCCTAGTACGGCTCATACATGATATGCGCGCTGATTGCACCAACCGTGCCGCCAGTGAACGCGGAGAGGATCGTCTCGCCCAGCGAAGCGGTGTTGCCAAGCTGAGAAAACTCCGCGCCCTGCTGCGCCAGCCACCTGACCACCCCGCCAAACGCATTGAGCGAGAGGTCGAGTTTTGCATCGCTTGTCACCGCGCTTCTCTGCGGGCCAGTCGCGGCCGCTACGAAGCTCACAGGCGGGGCAGCAAGCGCCGCTGTGGAGGGGTGCACCGGGCCATCCGAGTTGGGCGAAGCCAGCGCCGTAGGCGTGGTCTCGACCGTGCTCGCACGAGCAAGCTGCATAATGGTTGGTGAGGTCGTACCAGCCAGCCCGCCAATCTCAACCTCAACGATATTGATCAGCTGCGTAGCCGAACCGCCTTTGAGCGCCATGTAGGTGGCGTTCGTCAGTGCGGTCGTGTCCGCCTGAGCAGTAGGCGTCCAGTTGGTCGCGTGGAAGAGTCTTTTAGCCATTTCGATTACTCCTTTAGGTCTCTGGCAAGCACCGGAATTGGTGTCTTACCGTCCATTACATCGTCCACAACTTGCGTGAATGGACGGCATTTGCCGACAGCCTTGCAGCCGTCGCAAATATAAGAATTGCATTTGAAGCAATGCGCGCGCTCGCGCGTTCGCAGCGGATTGACAATCACAACGCTTCTGCAATGCCCGCAAGTAAGCGTTGCTGCTTCCATAAGCTTGCCTTCGCCCACAAGCTTTGGATCGAGCCCAAGCTTGATCGCAAGTTCAGTTGGAATTCCCGGACTCGCTCGATGATCCACCATAAGATAACCTTCAGCCTTCTTCAATCTCGTCATTTCAGCACCTTCAGAGTTAACTCCACACGTTGAATTGTTGCAATGCTGTCGATGTTAAATCTCAAGCAATCTCCTGCGAAGATGCTCGTTGTCCAGCCTGTGAGTGTGCCGTCTTGCGATTTGTTAGCTGCTGCAATGGTCGGCTTGGCGGCAGCGGTGATGGTGTTTGCAACAGTTGGCGGATAGGATGCATAAGGGGCTTTCCAGATGTCGAACACCACACTTCCAACTGTGTCTGCTAAGAGGGTTACTTCGCTGATTGTGCAAGCGAACGGCACGTAGATGTCCGCAACGATGCCAGTCGAAATTGGGCTCCCTGACACAATGAGCGGGATTGCCGCAATGGTCGAGCCCACTCCACCAGCATTCATAACTGAGGCGAAGTAGTTCGTTCCATTGCTTGCAATGATCGCGCCAAATCCCGTCGCAAGTGCAATACTCGCAAGCCCATTAATCAGCGCTCCGCCCTGCGGAATGATCGTGGCTGTGCCCGAGCCAATGTTCACAACCACACTCGACCAGCCGTTCACGAACTCTCCCGGCACCGCGCCGGGCTGTGGCAAGAGCACGTTCGTGGGCGAAGCGCGCGAGATAGTCAGCATATTCTGCCGCGCCGAGTCCAGCACCGTGTACGGACTAAACCCTATCACAGTCGGCAAAACTTGCGAGAAGGAGTCCATCAAATCGCCAAGCGTCGAGCGGACGATTGCAGCAGTGATTAGCTGCTGGCCATTTGTCGGCAGGTTCGTGGCGATTTCGGCGGTGAGCTGAGTTGGTGTTTTCTTGGTCATTAGAAGTACGATCCCGCCCCTGTGCCAGCTACATTCCCCGGCAAGTACGTTGCACCAGAGCCATTCACAGCAACAGCCGATGTCAACGCAACATTATAACGTGTTCCAGTTGCCGCACCCGAAAACGTCACAATGTTGGAAAACACTTCCAACCCGTAAAGCGATGTAAGTGCAAATGCTTGTGAGAAAGCTGGAGTTCCTGTGAGAGTGATTGTTATGCTTGTAGTCACACGGCAAATTGCATGATCGAAAGCAAACCAGTGAGACGCAGCCGATCCTGCAATTGTATAACTCGACTGAAATTTAACTTCCGCGTAACCTTCAGCTTGTACATGATCACTTGCACAAGCTCCGAACCGAACCACTCCAACATCAATATTTGCTCTATCAAGAGCGTATATTCCATTTCCTGCAACAGAGCGAAACTCTACGCCCGTCACAAAGCACTTCCCGCCACTTTGCGCCTTGAGCGCATCTCCAGTTGCTGCATTGATAATCACATTCGCTGGATTGCCGATGTTGCCTTGAATGGTCAGCGCAGCAGTAGAAAGCTGGCCAACCAACTCCGATACAATTCCGCCATCTGTGTAAGTGCCATCTGCAAGTTGAATTGTGACCGAAAACCCGTTCAAATCAAGTGGCGTGATCGTGTCGAGAGCTTTTTGAAGAGTCAGAAATGGCCTGCCAGCCGCAAGTCCATCATTCGAATTGCTTCCCGTCGTGCTGACAAAATACGTCCTATTCGCCAGCAGTTGCGTTCTCGCCCCAATCCCACTTCCAATAATCCTCCATCCCGCACTGGTAGTATCGTAATGAAACTCTGCGGAAGTATTTGGCCCGAGCAAGAAGTCGTCAGCAATTAAGAACTGATTGCCGGCCGCAGAGAGCCCGCTTTGTGCAAGAAGCGTGATTGGCTGCGTCCCGTAGTTGTCAACCGTATAATATGCTTCGCTCGAAGGTGCGTTCAGCCCTGACCAGTTAATTGGAATTGTCGATGCAATTCTTATCGCGGACGAGTTTTCAATTCCGGGTGGGTCGAAGTCGTCAATGCTTGTACTGAGAGGCGCGATTGTCAGCACGCCAGATCGAATGAATGTTCCGAGTATGTTCAAATTGCGGATCGTTGCAGTGCTGCTGGTGAGACGAAAGCCACCAATTGACGTATCAGCAACCATTGTCACGATATTGCCAGCGATTATTTCACCACCTATGAGTGGGCTCGCGCCGGAGGCGGAGTTCGCAAATACATCATACGTCACGCCATTGATCGTGACTGAAAGCGCAGCTGTGTTGGTAAAGAGTGCAATCCACTGCACCGTCGCGCCATCCACAAACACAAAGCTTGGAATGCTTAGCGTCTGGTCATTTGGCGCTCCACCCGACAGTCCGCCCCAATAAACATTCTGGCCCGTTCCAGCAGTTGTAGTTGTATCCCACACCACATTTCCGAGCGAGTCCTTCACAATCTGCCTATAATCACCCGCCCCCCAAATCGTGCACCGCCCGCCACCATCGAGCGGAATCGGGTTCAAATTCAGCGCACTTTGCGCTTGATCCTGCCAAGTGTTTTTTGGTGTCAGCGTTGCTGGAACGTACATCTCCACCGTTCCAAATTGGAGCGGGTTCCCGTTATTATCGAGAAAAACTTGCTGGCCATTTGGTATGAGCAGAACAGTCATTTAATGATACCAGCCAAAAGGTGAAGTCTGAAAGTCCGTTCCAGTTCCAGGACTCGCGCCCGGAAAGAGATTGATATTTGAGCCAGAGCCAATCATTCCGCCAGTTGAAACTTGATATTTTACGCCACCAGAAGTTGCTCCGCTAAACACAGCGCCTGCCGCCATGATCCGACCAAACAGCACTCCTTGCGCAAAAATGCTAATAGTTGGCGTTCCAGTAATCGTAATAGTTGGCGAGTTGTCAATTCGAATATAGCCGTTGTTAGAGGCTGAGTAATGTCCGCCAGCACTTCCAGTAATGCTATAATTCGAAGTTGTGTAAATGATTGCCTCGTACTGTGCATTAAGATGGCCCACCTGACAGGCGCCAAATCGCAAGGCTCCGAAATTAACGCGAGAAAGATTAAAAGCAGAAATGCAACTTCCGCCAATAGCAGTTCTTAACTCCATGCCATCAAGCTTGCACATTGCCCCATCATTGACACTAAAGCAATCTGCACTAGTTGTTGAAACAATAACGTTTGCAGGAGTTCCAAGATTTCCCTGAATTAGAAAATCATCAACATTCTTCTGCCCAACATTCCGTCCCGCAATTATTGCACCACCAGTATACGTCCCATCTGCAAGCTGAACCGTGACTGCAAAGCCATTAAAATCCAGCGATGAAATAGTATCAACTGCTTTCTGAATAGTTAAAAACGGCGTGCTGATAGAAAGTCCGTCATTCGAGTCGCTGCCGCTCGCACTCACAAAATACGTGCGATCTGCATTGAGCGTGACGCGATTATTGAGCGAGCCGCCAATCATTCGCCAGCCTGCACTCGCCCCGTCATAGTGCAACTCGATAGACGTGCTTGGCAAGAGCGGATAATTCACAGGCATGAGAAAGAGATTGCCCGGTGAGGAGTTCGGCGAGTTCGCAAGAAGCGTGATCGTTTGAGTGCCGTAATTGTCAACTGTGTAGTACGTGCCGTCCACAGCAGGAGAATTCAATCCTGACCAATTAATTGGCACAGTCGCAGAGAGGCGCAGAACTGACGAGTCCTCCACACCGGGCGGGTCGAAGTCATTCAAGTCCGCGCCAACAGGTGCGACTGTAAGAATGCCAGTCCGACTCAGCGTCCCAAGGACATTCAAATTCCGAATGCTTGCTGTGCCGCTGGTAAGCCTAAAGCCCCCGAGCGTTGTATCAGCAACCATAGTCACGATATTGCCAGCAAGAATTTCACCCCCAATCAACGGACTCGCGCCGGATTGCGAATTGGCAAACACGCTAACGGGCGGATCACTATTGGCGAGTATAGAAAGCGGCCCTGTGTTGGAGTAGAACGCAACCCATTGAACTGTCGCACCGTCCACGAACGAAAAGCCTGGAATGGTAAGGGTCTGGGCATTGGGCGAGCCACCTGATACGCCACCCCAATAAATACTTTGCCCAGTTCCTGCGCTCGTCTCACGATCCCAGATCACATTCCCAAGTGCGTCTTTGACAATTTGCCGATAGTCGCCTGCTCCCCAGATAATCGCCCGTCCCGCGCCATCCAGTAAGATCGGGTTCGTATTCAGCGCACTCTGATCCGGGTCTTGCCAAGTGTCCTTCTGCGTCAGTGTTCCGGGCACATACATGCCAACCGTGCCGCTCTGAAGCGGAATGCCGTCATTATCTACGAATAGCTGCTGGCCATTTGGTATTAGCAGGACCGGCATTTATTCGCCCCCTTCATAGAGTTCAGTTCCAAGCACAGTCGGCGCTTGCTCTTGTGCGGCGCTCATAGCAGCGGCACTGAGAGGCATTTCGCCAGCACCTTGGCCGAGGCCCTTCGCAACGAGAATATCACGGAAACGTGGATCAAGCATGAGCTTTTGGACGTACTTGTTCATAACCAGCCCCGCACCACCTGCCGCACCCGTCAACGCTGCTCCAACTGCAAGCGTTGGATTACTCGAAATCATATTCATCGCAGGCTCTATGCCAGCATGAGCCGCATACGCGCCGCCCGCCGCTGTGCCACCAAATTGCAGCGACTTAGGAAGCTTATGCAAGAACCCGAGAATGCCCTCATCTCCGCCCGGCGCTTTGGCCTCGCCAGTCTTTGCAGTTTTCGGCAGCAATTGCCCAATCTCTGCAAGATCATTCAAGTTCCCAGTGTTGCTGCCTTTCAACGAAGCCATGCTTTGTGGATTGACCACGCCGCTTGGCCAAGACTTCTCAATAACAGGTTCAAGCTGCTTGAGCGCAGACCACTGCTGTCGAGCAGTTTTAAGTTTATCAACAACCGCAGCAGGAGCATTGCGTACCAGCGCATCCTGCAAAAGCCCATAAATCTTATTACCAATCATACGCTTGTTTGGATTATCCGAGTCCACAAAGGCGCTCATGAATGGCGAGCCGCGCTTTGTGATGGAGCGAAATGTTTCACCGTCCAGCAATCCATTCTGTGCCGCTCGCCCAATTATCCCAATCCAGTGCTTTGCAGCAATGTAGTCGGGATTTTTAACATCGCCGCTCATGTTGAAAACATCAGCCCTTGTCTGTGACAAGCCTTTCAACAGTGGCACGTCACCGATGTTATTCTGGACTCCTTGAGCGAACGTCTCAAAATCATTGCCAATTCGGCCCTTCGCTTTCTGCACAACATCACGAGTAAGCTCTGGCGTGTCTTCGCCAAACTCCTTCGAAAGAGCCCGCCCATATTGCGAAAGCTGCTCATCGCCCGCTTCTTTAACAACCTTCGGCAAAAAGCCCGAGAAGCGGGTCGTGAGTTGAGGAGCTTTCAAATCAATCCCCAAGCCAGCCGCTTTCGAAGCAATCGTTGCAATTGGCTTGCTAATCGCCGCATTGAACAGCCCCCTTACACTCGGCGCCAGCGCGCCAACTACCGGGCTGATAATTCCGCCAAGCTCCGCTCCAAGTGCAACATTATCGCCAATTGAGTTGTTAGTCAGGCCGCTTTGCAGCGCCCCTGCCATGCCGCCTTCCGCCGCACCACTGGCCGCCCGCGAGGCACTCTTGAGCAAGAAATTCGGAATTCCTGAGCCGCCTTCACCTGCCGCGCCTGTCAGAAACTTCGCAACTTGTGGCCCATAGCGAGGCGACATCGAAGCAAGCCCTTCTTCAAGTAATGGCGTAGCTTTGCCTTTTGTCGCTGCAAGAAGTGCGACTGTCGGAACGAGCGGAGCAAGGATCATATTCCGTGCATCCGCGCCGGGATTTTCTTGCGCCCACTGCTCGTGTGCTTGCGTGTACGCATCGCGTGCTTGCGAGTAGGTCTCGGGCATGTTCGCAATAGCTTCGCCGATGGGCCGCCCTGCATTCATCTCAGCAAGCGCCTGCTTTCCGGCCTGCGTTGCAGCAAGAATTGGCTTGCCGCCCCCGAGAAGAAGCTTATTGGAAATGTCAAGATAGTTATTCCAAGTCGGGCCGCTAAATGGCTGGCCTGCAATCGCCGACATCTCGCGCTCAGCGCCATCTACAAGTGGCGGCTTCGGAAGCTCAATACCATCTGCCCACGAGTCATCATCTGCCGCCGCAACTGGCTTCTCGCCCTGAAATAGCCTCTCAGCCGCTTGATTGCGATAGTCATTCGGATCGCTCATGCGCGCAACATGGCTCAGCACATTCTCGCCGGGCTTATCACTCGCGTCGTACTTGCCAGGCTTGCCAGCATTGATAGTCGAGTAAATATCCTCCAGCCCCATGCCCGGCTGCAAACCACGAGCCTTCAAATACTTAGTCACGCCTTCCATTTGCTGTGCAGGAGTCTGGTCAGGCGAAATGCCATAGTCTTTCATCTCCTGATCACCAGCCTGGATCAGCCCTACGCGCTTGCCAGTGTCGCCGCCGCGCATAGACGAGTCAAACGTGCCGCCCGTCTCATAGCTCATGGCCAGCGCAAGGTCTTTCGCGTTCACCCCAAGTTCGCTCGCCGATTTATTAACCGCGCGAACAAAATCTTTCTGCCATGCGTCCTTAGCAGGAGCAAGCCCGGAATTCACAAGAATGCTGTCAAAAATGTCTGAGTCGTCAGCCATTTCTATTCACTTTCTTTGAGCGACTTGAAGCGTTTCTGTAAGTCTGGCGTGAGAGTGCTGATCCCTTCTTTCTGGAGTTTTCTATTCCACGCCGCTTCAAACTGCGTGACATCGTGCCCATTTTGCTTCCACACGTTAAAGCCTTGCTGCTTCGCTTGCGAGAGTTCGATATGGCGTTTCACGTAGTCCAGCAACACTGGAATGGCGCGTGGATCGGTCTCGATGTTCGGGTTGGCTTCAAGCACGGAACTGAACTCGGCCAAGTTCATCTGTCCGAGCCCACCCATGACTTGCTTAAGCTGCGGCAGCACAATACCCATCATGGCCTTTTGGAAGATTTGTGCTGATGCTCTATCGCCGCCCGCGACCTTATCAACAGTTTCTTGCGGCAAGCCAGCAGCCTGCATGATCCTAGCAAGCTCCTGATACGACTTCGCACCGCCGCCTGGATTGAAGTGCTTAAGCGCATCATTGGCAAGCTGCATATTCATGATAATGCCAGTGCCTTGCTCAACATACGTGTTGAGATTTTTCTCCATCTCCGCTACATCGCCGCCAGCTTTTTCCTTATACGCTTTGTCTTGCGGCGAGAAGCCAGTCACAGCGTGCTCGTAGGGCGCACTCTGGAATGGCTGCGGCATTAGCGCGTTGCCCGAGCCGGAAGCAGGGGGCGCTCCTACGCCAGAAGGCGCCCCCTGCCCTTGTGCGCCAGCAGGAAGGTTACTGCCGTCGCGACCCTGTAAGATAGGATTAACCCGCGAGCCAAGTCCGCCATACATCGGGCCTTGCTCAACGCGCGGAACCATTTCTTCTTTCTGAGTTATTGGATTGATGCGAGTTTTTGGCTCGTTGAGTTCGGCAGGAGTGGGAGTTTTTTCGAGCGTCTGTACGGGCGTGATTGTTCGCATGAACGGCGAGACAAACTGCTGTTGCGTGTAGCCGCCCATTTCCTGCGAGTTGAGCGAGCCGTAGACGCTCTCAATCGCCTTTGCAGAGCCTTCCGACTGCAATGCAAGCCCACGAAGATGCTGATACAACGCTTGCCCATCTTCAGGAAGCGTCGCCGCGATATTAATCGCAGTGTCTTTATCGAGCATACCTTGGCCGACAAGCTCGCCAATTCCCTTGATCACCTGTCCACGCTTGACATTGTTGCCATATGGCAAGTACGAAGACGCCTTGTCCAGATACGCTTTTTGCATCTTCGCATGAGCATCGAGATTTTGATTAACCGTTTCAGCTTGAACTTTTTTCTGGTCAATCCACTGCTTGATAATCTCAGGCGCTTTGAAAGCCGTTCTCGGATCGGCACTCATCAAAATCGCAGCTTTGTCATAGTCAATGCTCTTGCCATCTGGCGTGATGGCCTGCTGCATAACCTCGCCAAGCGCCTTCCTCGCGGTGTTTTCCTGCTGGAAGAGCTTGTTCTGGTTGAGCGCATTTTGGGCTGCGGCGAACGTCGAAACGGCGTCAAGCGCATTGAACTTAGGCAAGTTCTGCCCAAGTGTGCCATAGATGCTGGTATCGGCTTCGGCCATTTGTTTAGCCTATCTTGTCCATCAGCTTATTCGTCAAGTCAGCTTGATAGTAATTCATAATCGCGTTGTTCACGCCGCCGCTGAATGAGTTCGCCGCCCCGACCATGCCAGCAGCCTGCGCATTGCCTGCACTCATCAATGAGTTACCAATATTCGCCCCTGCTTGTGTGCCGAATGAGCCGGTTTGCGCAGCAGCGTTCTCACCAAGTTGCGCTCCGCCCATAAGCATATTATACCTCTGCATGTTCTGTGCAAGGTAGTTCTGCAATTGCTGCTGGAACGTCGTAGACGCCAGTCCAGTGGCGTACTGTGCGGCGCCCTTCATAGCTGCGCCGCTCGATCCAAGTCCTTGCGCAGCGTATGAGTTCTGGGTGGCTTTCAAGCCCTCTGCAAGCGTAAATTGATAACCAGGAGTTTGTTCGAGTTGTTCTTGCGTCATGCTGAAGGGCTTGGTCAAATCGCCAAGTTGCCCCATGAGCATGTTCTTGGATTGGATGCCGAACTGCTGGAACGGCAGCAAATCCCCTCTTGTTGTGTTGTACATCTGCCGCTGGACTTTGGCGGCCTGCTTTGCAGCATCAGCTTGCTTGTCGGAGCCAAAAATCGACGCAGCCGCACCGGCTAATCCGCCGACACCTGCGCCAACTGCCATTGCAACTGGACCCATTTCAGTCTCCGATCCACTTCGAATAAACTTGATAATCGTTTGAGAAGCCGAGTCGAGAGTAGAGCTTCTCCATTCCGGCTCGCTCGTAGAAAGGCATGAAATAGCGTTTCACGCCAAACTCACGCAATCGCCGCTCAGTTTCGCGCAAAAGCCGCAATCCTAGACTGCCTTTGCGGTATTCTTGTGCCAGATAAATCGAGTCGCCGAACGCGATCTCGGTCGGGAAGTGTGGATGTCGCTGGAGAATGGTCGTGGTGTAACCAACAAGCTTTTCTCCATCTCGCACCGTCACAACTACGAGCCGCCCAAGCACGTCCAGCACCTGATACATTCCCACATCAGGGTCAATCCGCTCTTGCCCAGGCGCCTCTTTCAGCGCGCCCTTCAGCTCATCCCAAATCTCATTCCAAAGCGCCGGAGCATCTTCGTAGAACTGATGCCAAGTTTCTAGCTGGAGCGTTGTCATGTGCGAATTATTGCCTTCATTCCACTGTAGTCTGGGAGCGTAGGCACGTTAAAAGTTGTGCTTCCATCTCCCGCTCCATATGTCGTGCCAATTTGATTGAACAAGTTCGAATTTTGCTGTCGACTAACTGCTTGCCCATTGCAGAAAAACCACCCGTTCGGCTCCGAGCTTGCTGCTGTGAACGCAATACCGCCAGGTTGTACTGCACCACCACCTGCTCCTGCACCCATCCGGTTCCACAATCCTTCGAGGAACCCTTTCCAGACAGTCTCGAAATACCCTTCATCGTTCAGCACCTTCATTGCCCATTGCGGAAAGCCAGTATTTATGCTCATGACTGCAACACAAGCCCTTCCACGTTGGCTCCGTTCAACGCAGTCTTAGTCGCGCATGACCAGAATAACTCGAAAACCCTATTCCGCCCCATTCCAAGTCTATTCCACGCTGGAATTGCACTATACTCGCCCTTCGCGCCGAGCGTTTGCCCCATCGGATTGCTCCAAGTCTTGCCTCGATCATCGCTCCATCTGAGAAAGACCTGCAGGTCGCTTTGATCATCCGAGAGAATATCGAAGTCATCGTTGAAGTCGTTGTTGAAACTCCCGCTAATGAGTTGCGCACCTTCGCCAACGCCCATGTCTGCCGCAAAGCTTTTATATTGCGTTCGCTTTGACTCGTTGCCGAGCGTTTGGAATGACCTTCTGCGGATTACTTTGTCACCATTATCGGTGAAGTTTTTCGGATCAACTTGATACAAGTTGCCATTCTGCCAGTCGCCAGCAAGGTTTTTGCCGTAAGCAAAAGCCATGCAATTTGCACGATGCCTGTGCTCGATGCCGTTGTTGTCAATCCAAGCCAATTCATGCCATAGAGCTTCTTCTTTGTCAAACACCCAAGTCTTGTCCGCACTCGGGAACGTCAGCACGTAGAACACATGACCTTGTATCTGGTAGGTCATGCCAATTGCGTCGTCAATTTTTGCGTAGGTTTGAATTGCCTGCTCAACTGCATAGGTGCTAATCGTTTTCGCTTGATACGAAACACCCATCATGACGAGCGCCTTGCCGTCTTTGTCCTGATGAAGCCAGAAAATTTCGAGTCCGTGCCGAACCACGGAATAGGGCGCAATGCAGCCAAACTGCAAAAACACACCCTGCACGATGGAAAATGGAAAGGTTGGATTTCCAGCATTGAACCAGATTTCGCTCGTGAGACGGCCTAGAAGCCAAATCTCTCTATGCACCACAATCAGCGAAATCAGATCATCCGGGTAGCCAGTCTTTGCTGCTTTGTAAAGCGGATCGAATGTCGTCACATTCGAGAGCGTGGAGTAGAAGTTCTTCGTGCCGGGCTGGTTGAACAGCAGAAATGTATCGAGATAATCTGCTCGCGATGCGCCAAGAAAATTCGCATCTGCGATCTGCACCATCACATTCGTCAGCATATTGATGAAATAGCCGCTTGTCGTTCCATCCACGACAACTATTGTGTTGCCGTTGTCGGCCATCGCAACTGGCGTTACAAGATTATCAATCTCACCAAGCTTTGTGTATTCCCAACTCGAATTGATATAGTACACATTCCCGCCGATCACGCCATAAAGCTTGCCATTACTGGCAGGATAAAGGCAGCGATAAATACCTGGAAGAGGCGGGGCTACGATAAGCGTCAATCCCGGAGTCGGATAGTACGTATACGGATATTGTGCACCCTGAGAATTACTCTCAGGGTACAAATTCACACAACGCTGAACATTCGCAACAACATTCTGCGCGGTATACGAGCCACCCGACAGCGGAATTTGCATTGCTTACGCACTCAGAATGCGATACCATTCGCCCAACACTGGACAGAAGTACAACGCACTCGTCGAGCCAGCCTGCGAGACGCCCGTACCAGTGGCAACACCATTAATCGTGTCCGGGCTTGAGCCAAACACCTGCGTTGCGTTTGCCGAGTTATTCCTCACAAGGCAAATCGAGCCGGCGGTCGCGGGTGGAAGCTTGATCGAATCCGCTGCCGTAGTCACGGTCGCAATCTTGTTCATGCCTGCGGAAAGCTGTGTGGCATTTGCCTGTCCGCCGCCTGCATTCGCAACAATGCCGGTATCGGTCGAGAAAAGCTCATTGAACATATCGTTAAGCTTGCTACCATCAATGAGTCGCGGGCCGGCCTCGAAATATGCTGGAAAAGTCGCCATGAGTCACTCCTATCTATAGGTGTCAGAGAAGATATTATAGGCTCCTGGCCGCCGAACTTGGCGCGGAGTTCGCAAAACCGCGATCTGTGCATTGGCGTTGCGAAGCGTGTTCAGTCCGTCCTTGGCCAGTGCCACAACTGTCGGACTCGGCTCACTTCCAAATCCGGGAGCGATCCAAATAGCGAGATTGCTTTCAATCACGCCCTCATACTCAGGCGGGAAGACGACTGTATCAGAGAGGTTGTTAAATTTTCTAAGCTGATTTTTGATCGAGATGAAAAGGGCGTAATTAACAGCTTGCATGACAGGCCACGGATAGAGCTTGCCAAGAGGATATGAAGTTTCGTAGAAAATGTAGCTTGGAAACGACACGATGCTCTTCATCGTGATTTCATTATACGTCTCGCGGGCATGGATGATTTCGAGCGGGTAATCGGGCAAGTTTCCCGGATTGTTAATCTGCCGCATGAAAGCGGACTCGATTTGATCTGGCCGATAAGTGAGATTAAAATCTCCTCCCGGCCCGATTGAATAGGATTGCTGGCCCGTCGAATTAACGCTCAAAGTATCGAGCACATAGACGAGCCAGCGCTTCACTGCCCATCGCGAAATCATCCAATTCAGCTTCGTGAACGTGTCATTAATGTCCTCATCAAGCGGAGTCTGGCCAACACCCAGAACTCCCGCATCTTTGAGCGCCATAATGCAAATGTCACGAACTGTCGTCATTTATTTGCCCAGAAGCTTAGAAAGGCCGCTGCCTTCGTCAGGTGGGACTTTGGGAGCGGGTGGAGGGGGAGACTTGGCAGTGGGCTTGGCTTCTGGCACCGGCGCGGCGTCTTGCTGTTTCACCTGCGCGTCGAATTGTGCCTTGGATTGCATTTCGAGTTCCTTCAGCCTCTTGCCCATCTCAATAAGCAGAGAATTGGACTCTTCGAGTTGTGCTTGCAAGGCTTGCTTGTCGGCCTCGGCCTTGACCAGTTCTTGTGCCTGATCATCTGCGAGCGAAAGCAGCCGGTTCTTTTCCTTCACAACTGGGTCGTCTGGCGCAAGCGCCTCGACGTTCGCAACAACTGCCATCTCTTCGCGCTTGTTTTCGACAAGCACATCTTCGCCCTTCGAGTCCTTAATCCACTTCGGATACTCACGAAACGCATATGGCGCGAACTTCATGTTCGCCCAAGTGCCTTTGTAGTGTTCATTTGCACTCATTGACCTTCTCCTTCAGTTGAAATTGGTGGAAGCGGCTCTGGTCCAGGGAGGATCAGACAGAGCCGCTTCCAGGGCCAGTTAGACCTTATCACCCACGGCCACTGCCCATTCCGGCCTGACCCACAAATACCCAAAGAGCACATCCAGACGGGTGATGAACTGGTCTGTGCCGATGGTATAGTCTGAGATCATGCGCATTGAGACTCCATCAAAGGACTCTCGCGCAGCCTCAACCACACCACGCTCGGGCATGATAAGGTCGGCGGTTGCGATTGTGACTGCCTCTGGGCAGAACACAAAGTTCTTGCGATACACGCTCGCGGCCAGCGTGACAACGCTGATCGTTGCGGAGTTTGCAGGCGACGCTGTGACCGTCTGGTACTGGACTTTCTGCCCGCCAACAGGCGGCACGATAGCCGGGTATATCGAGATGCTCGTTCCGCCCGACGCCACGTTTGCAGTCACAACAAACTGTCGCAGCTGCCCGGTATCCACTTTCGTGATGCGGTTGACCGCATTCACGCCAGCGAACGTGATGATGTCACCCGCGTTCAAGCCGCCAGTGATTGCGTTCACCACGATTGTCAAGCCCGTCTGACCGGCACCATTCACAGTCTTCGTGCCGGAATAGTTCGCAGTCGTGTGCTTGATCACCGTCTGATCGGAGTGCCACGACTCGTAGCCGAGCGTGTCATTGCCCATCATGCCGGAGTTGAACTGAGAACTGATTTTGCTGCTCGGGTTGAGCAGGCCAGCGAGGCTGGCTACAGTGCGAGCCTGCGTGAGCGGGTCTTGGATGACCTTGCGGCGGCCTTTCGGAGCCGAGTTGAGGTCCAAGATCGCGCCGGCTGAGAGCCAGGTTTCGGCGTTCGGCGTGATGACTGCGCCAGAACCGTCCAAGTTCGCAGCGAAGTTCGCGATACCTGCGTCCGAGCCATTCATGACTTCGGCCGCGACATCGCCCGCGAGGTTGTTGATCATCGGGGCAAGAACGCGCTCCGAGAAATCATCCAAGCTCATCGTGCGATCTTTGGAGTTATACCCCACGTCCACACCTGACTGGATGGCAACCGTGAGGGTCGTGCTCTGCTCCGTGGTATCCTGAACGCTGACGGCCGGACCACGGCGGACGGTGAAGTCGTTCGGCAAGCGAATTCTCAGCGAGTCGCCGATTTTCGCGCCGGTGACGGCGAACGAGTCGTCGTACTGATGCTCGATGTTCTGAATGAAGGCATTGGAGTTTTTCCAGAGGCGAACTGCCTCTCGGGTAATCATGTTGATAGTCAGAAGTGAGTTGGCCATTGCCTGTGCTCCAAGAGTTTAGAAGGGAACTTGGGGCCGCGGCAAAGAAGCTTTGACATGTGCCGGCGGTTGTGCTGGTGCCGATCTCCAGCTAGTCTTGGTCTGGCGCGCAGAGTTTTTGGATGGAACTCAGAAAACCAATTTGCTCAGTCATGACAAATTATAGAGAACATGTCAACGGAGGGGAATGAATATCCTTCTCCGTTGACACACCACGCTCATTGTATTCTCAGCGCTTTTTCTTCGCCGCAAGTTGTGCGTTGCGCATTTCCATCCATTCGGCTGTGCCAACTGTCGGATCATCAAGTCGCTTCTCGCCCGTTGCCGTTGAGCCAACTTTTGGCGTGATCGGTGCTGGCGCGGAAGAGGGCGTCTTAGAAGCGGGCTTGCCGATCTCATCAGCAAGCTTGGCAAGGCGAATTGCCATGCGCGCAGGCGGCAAGGACATAATCTCACGCGCAAGCTCTGGCTTCG